TTTTAGTTCCATATCATTTTGTATGTGGCCTTAAATATGGTTCGCACATTGAGGCCCGTGGACCACTTGTGACTTTTACGTTTGCGTATGATTCAACCAAAATGGTTAGAATTGGACAAGAAGATGCAGCAATTATTTCAGAGATTGCTAGGTTGCCAACATCTCCAGATATGATTAAATATTTTATAAAAGACAGTGACCTCCCATTTATGAAGAGGTTTAATGGAGAACTAGTAGTACGTTTTAACGATAAAACAGCAGATGGATATTTTATTTATAACTCAGAAATCATTTCATTAGATCTTCGAAGTGATTATGTATACCATGAGGTAGGAGGTAAAAACCATTTTGTTCGTGCAGGGTGGTCGCATAATTGTCCAACAATACCAGGGCATTGTGGCTCAGTGTTGATTGCTTATGGTAGTCAATATGCCCGCAAGCTTCTTGGGATTCATGTATCAGGAACATCAGGTACACGTGATGGCGGAATATGTACCCTTATAACTCAAGAACTTCTTAGAGAGTATTTGCCAAAAACAGCTTTTACAATGTTTGAGAGTCAAAATGGATCCGTTGGAAATATACCACTTACCGATGAGGTTGCAGTGGATTGCAGGATGCCAGATGGTTACGCTATCTTTGGACATGTTCCTCGCAAGTTTGGTGTTTATTCACCAGATAAAACCGATCTCCGACCATCTCCATTGTTTGATATGGTACAAAAACATACAACTGAACCAGCTGTATTATCGTTTAATGATCCCCGAGTTGATAGAGATGTTGCACCGATGAATTTTATGTATACAGCATTGGAAAAGTATACAGTTAGAACTAAGCCGTTTCCACCAGATAAAATAAGGTTAGTTAAAGATCATATACATCATATACATCTTGATGTTGTAAAGCCAATTCGATACAATTTCCAGATAACAACAATGGACTTTGCTATAAATGGATCTGAAGAGTTTCCTGATTTTGAACCCCTTAATATGGATTCTTCAGCTGGGTATCCCTATTGTCTGAATAAACCAACATCAGACAATCCAGAAATGAAAGGGAAGAGGTGGCTATTTGAACGACAGTCACCTATTGGCGATAGAAATCAATATCGCCCTAAGCAAGTATTGATTGACTCATCATATCAAAGAGTCGTGGATCTGCTTGCTCAAATTTTACCATTCTCTGTGTGGCAACACTGCAGTAAGAATGAGCGCCGTGCGTG